TTGACCGTCGATGATGGACTGGTTGAAGTTGAAACCGTTCAGGTTGAATGCCATGGTGCTAACACCAAGTGCGGTGAACCAGATGCCGACTACTGGCCATGCTGCCAGGAAGAAGTGCAGTGAACGGGAGTTGTTGAACGATGCGTATTGGAAGATGAGACGACCGAAGTAGCCATGAGCTGCAACGATGTTATAGGTCTCTTCTTCTTGACCGAATTTGTAACCGTAGTTCTGGGACTCAGTTTCAGTGGTTTCACGAACCAGTGAGGACGTAACCAGTGAACCGTGCATTGCGGAGAACAGTGAACCACCGAAGACACCAGCCACACCAAGCATGTGGAAGGGGTGCATCAGGATGTTGTGTTCTGCCTGGAACACGAGCATGTAGTTGAAAGTACCAGAGATACCCAGGGGCATTGCGTCAGAGAAAGAACCTTGACCGAAAGGATAGACCAGGAAGACTGCGGATGCTGCTGCAACAGGTGCAGAATAAGCAACACAGATCCAAGGACGCATACCCAGACGATAGGAGAGTTCCCACTCACGACCCATGTATGCATAGATGCCGATGAGGAAGTGGAAGACTACGAGTTGGAAAGGACCACCGTTATACAGCCACTCGTCGAGCGATGCG